GCCCTTTTAAGGGCCTTCCGCAGGAATTTCCTGTACCCTACATGTTGGCACCTGGGACTACTCAGTGAGAGCAGCATGTCTATTTTATTAGACGTATACATGTATAGAAACAATGACAACAGGTGGGTAAATACTATAAAGTATTTACTACCTATGGTCAATAAGCTTCATAACACGCATCCACACAGAAATGTGAATAAGTTCACCCATCTAGTAACTCACCTGATTAGACATCATGGAGAAGTACAAGCAATGGAAAAGCTGAAAGCATTTCGATTACTTTTACAACAGTATAGCCTTGGCCAGACTGTTGTGCCTATCCCATTCTGTAAATCAGATAAGAGTGGGTTTCCGAAAGTAATAAACTTCCTTAAACCGAAGTTGGATGATGTCAATGAAATCAGGTACTCTCTTTCAGTATTCAGGATAATCGAATCATTTAGATCCGAACCTGAATACGACGTAGAGAGTATAACAAGTGATTCGACTGCAGATGAAAATCTAGTAGAAGAAATCAGTTGTTACATCCGATCTTGGGACAAGCTAAGGTTAATACCTAAGCTTGAACCATCACAACTTGTAATGAGTAATAAAGCTGGACCAAACGGTCCGGCTACTATCTCAGCAATTAAAGACTTAACCGCATTGCGGAAAGAACCTGAATTACTGGATAGCATCAAGAAAATGTTAAAGATTTCTGCAACATTTCTCGATGTAGACTCATACAAATCACACGAGGGCGACTTTAAAACGTCGAAACTCGTTCTGTTAAGTGATAAAGCGTTCAAAACACGAACTATCGCCATAGCAGATTGGTGGTCAAATACATCTCTGCAATCAATTCATGCAAGCATGATGAAAGCATTGAGTAGACTACCAAGTGATGTGACCTATCGACAGTGTGATATACCTAAACTTGTTAAAGGTTTAGGAACAAACTTATACAGTTCTGATATGACTGCGTTTACAGACAGATTCCCAAGAAAACTTGAGGTCTGTCTGCTTAGCGCAGCATATGGTGAACCTGTTAGTAGGTTGTGGGAACAAATTGTCTCAAACAGATATTTTTCTCACCCGAAAGGGCAAGTAAGATATAGTTGTGGCAACCCCATGGGCTTGTTAAGCTCATGGCCGGTATCAACACTTTGCCACCATGCTGTGAAGCAATGGTGTGCGTATAAGTTAGGAATAAAATCCTATAAATATCTTATATTGGGTGATGATACGCTTGACTCCTCTAAAGAGGTGTACAAGCTGTACACGGATACGATCCGTAAACTCGGTGTTTCCATATCACTCTCTAAATGTACTCAAAGCGAGGACGGCAATGCCGAATTCGCTAAAAGACATTTCCGAAACCATGTAGAAGTCACGGGTCTCCCCGTTCATCTATTGGAATCGGTACAAGATAAACCTGAACAATTCATAGAATTGGTAAGGATATCTCGTGAGAGAGGGTACGAGGATGAATTCCTCGGCCCGTCTTTGGATTTGTTATTATCTAGCCATAAAAATGGCAAGATGATAGCCGACATGTTGTCTCTTCCAGATCAAGTACTCGGAATGCCTCCATTACTGGAGGTTAAACCGGACACTTGGGCAGATAAATTAACTGCCCTATCTGAAGAGTGTCTAAAAGACAACCAAGCGATTGCTAGGAATTATGTCTTTTGG